TCTCAAATCAAGTTTCTAGAGTCTGAAATAGATAAGTATATAATAGAAGGAACCAAGTTAGACCCTTTAGGGGGCAACATAATAGAAAAATTACCAAGGGGCCATCCTTGTGCCGAGAGTCATAGGAAATACGGAATAAAGGTTGGTAAGAAGTTATTAACATGACGAATGTACTGAAGTTCCCGAAGAAACACAAATGGGAACCAACTGGATACAGAATAAATCTCTATACAGAAGAGGATATCTATATAGTCCTTTTATGCCTCAACTTATCCGATGATTTAGATGACCCGAAAAAATGGGTCAGGCAAGATCTTCGCACACTAGAACCAGAATATGTTATCGACAAGATGACAGACTGTCTGGACAATCAAATAATATCAGAACCATGCAAAAAACAGATTCGTAGAATCATTCAGTCTGCTGAGGTACTTCCTCTGTCAGTACTTTACAATTAAGGAGAAAATATGTAGAAGAACTCTTTATGATGGATATCAATTTTTTTAACTAACCCATCTGGAGAAATACCACATGCCAAGACGCAAAACCAACCTACAAGTAATTGAGAATTTAAATTCCGATATACAGAAGGTGAAAAGTAAATCAACATTAAAAATGCGTATTGAGGATTTAACTACAATCGATGCACTCACCGAAACCCAAGGACAATTTTTTGCAGAATACAAGAAAGATTGTAGAGCAATGCTATTACATGGATGCGCTGGAACAGGTAAAACATATATTGCCTTGTACAGAGCATTGGAAGAGGTTTTACAGAGAGGAAACCCATACAAAAAAGTAGTCGTTATTAGGTCAGCAGTTCCATCACGAGACATAGGACATCTGCCAGGCGATGAAACCGAAAAGACCGCTGTTTACATGCAACCATATATTGATATGTGTGGCACTTTATTCCCAACCAAACAACAGGCATTCCAGAGACTTATAGAACAAAAATATGTATCATGGATGATTACTTCATTTGTGAGAGGAATTACGCTAGATAATTCGATTATTATTGTTGATGAGTGTCAAAATATGAATGATATGGAAATAAATTCAATCATAACTCGCGTGGGTCATAATAGTAAGATACTATTTTGCGGAGATTTCCGACAAACTGACCTATACAAAAAGGGCGATTTAAGTGGATTGCAGAAATTCATGGTAATTGCTGAAAATATGCCGTCATTTAGGACAATTGAGTTCTCAGAACACGATATTGTCAGATCTGACCTAGTGAAAGAGTATTTAATCGCTAAAATCCGCTATGAAGAGGCTTATGGGACTTGACATTTGCTTCAAAGGCTAGTATAATGGTCACATAACAATAGGAATTTCGTAATGTTTACACATATTGAAGAAAAACATGTATTTCCTCAGCTAATGAGGGAAAATTTTGAAGGAAAAAGGACATATGTAACGGAAAATGGTGATAGATATCCGTCTATCACCACCGTTCTAGGGTATAAGATAAAACCCGCTATAAAAGCATGGAGAAAAAAGGTAGGAGAACAGGAAGCGAACAAAATATCGCGTCAATCGTCTGTTCGGGGAACCAAAATTCATGGTGTTTGTGAGGATTATCTCAATAATAAAGAACTTGATACCGAAATGTTGTCCTTTGTAGAGGAAGATATGTTCGATAACATGCGTCTTTACCTTGATAAGATAAATAACATACACGCGATTGAACAATTTTTGTACAGCGACCATTTGAGGTTGGCTGGACAAGCGGATTGTATCGCAGAATTTGACGGTAAACTGTCTATCATTGACTTTAAGACTTCTGCTAAACGGAAAACTAAGTCATATATCAAGAACTATTTCGCTCAATGTGCTGGTTATGCCGTCATGTTTGAGGAAAGAACAGGAATACCTATCACACAATCAGTAATTATCATTGGTGTAGCGAATGAAGAACCACAACTATTTGTGGAACATCGTGACAATTACACAGATTACTTGCTAGAATGTCGAGATTTATATGAAAATAATGCTTGACATTTGGCCCAACTTAATGTATTATAAATAACTTAACTCGATGAAACAAGTCGAAAGGTTTACAGGACGGGGGTGCGATTCCCCCCGCCTCCACCAATTTATCCTTATAGACCCGACTAAGGGGGCGAGTAGGATCGACTGGGACTTAATAGGTGCGTGGAGAGTTCGGTGTCGGAGCTACCGTAAGTGCGACAAAACCATAAATGCAGAAAATAATACTGCTTATGAGGACTACGCTTTAGCGGCGTAGAATCGCTCGGGGTTTTTGGACAGTTCCTAGCACCAGAATACTGTCCTTTATATTCTCAAAGAGAAGGAGGAAGATATGTGGTTAATTACAGGACTTGTAATAGGTGTAGTAGTTGGTGCATGGATTAAAGACCGAAAAAGTTGGTTGGATTTTCTTGACACATTATTTGACAAGATACCGCTCTAACCCAACAAAGTCATATGACTACTTGGTTTTTAACAGCCTTAACAGCGATATCGCTTTTGTTATGGCCCATAAGTGCTGACAACTATGTTGTTAACGACAAGGAATTCCAACATCTTGAACTTGAAAGAGTTCATTCACAAAAGGAAATTGCTTGTCTTGCGGTTAACATTTATCACGAAGCTAGGGGCGAAAGCTCTGAAGGGCAACTTGCAGTTGCTTTCGTTACCCTAAATCGCGTGGCGAGTGAAGCATATCCAAACACGGTTTGTGGTGTCGTTTATCAAGGAAAACATAGACCCTCTTGGAAGGATAAAGATAAACTGGTTCCGATAAGACATGGATGCCAATTTAGTTGGTACTGTGACGGTAAACCCGACATAGTACTTGATTTCGACACATATGAAGAAATCATTGAACTGGCGATAAATGTTTGGTTCGGTAAAGTACAAGATAATACAAAGGGTAGTTTGTTCTACCACGCGGATTATGTAGAACCAGTTTGGGCGCAACATATGGCGATGACAACGAAAATAGATAGTCACATTTTTTATACGAGTTATTGATGACTGACAAGATTCATAATTTTATTGTTACAGGTGGATGTGGGTTTATAGGTTCACATTTAGTAGAAGCATTGACCATGCATGGTCAGAATGTTCTTGTAATAGATGATATGAGAGTCGGCAAAGTCAAAATCGATACTGCTAATGTGAAATATCTACATCAAGATGTTGCTTCAGCAATCCCAGTTGGGAAATTTGACGCAATATTTCATTTAGCCGCCACGCCTAGAATTAGGTTATCACAGACTGACCCATTTGGGACTATTACGAATAATTTTAATTCAACAATGGTCGTTGCTGAGTACGCGAGGAGAGAACGAATTCCTTTGTTTTTCGCTGCCTCTTCTAGTACTCGATTTCTTCACCATCACGATAATCCTTATACATTTTCAAAAAGTATGAATGAGGAATTACTAGAACTTTATCGCAAAAGATTCGGATTGGAATATCATATGTTATATTTCTATAATGTATATGGGCCAAGAGAAGCTGACTATGGTGAACATAGTACAGTAGTTCGAGCATTTAAAAAATGCGTAGAGAGTGACCAACCTCTAAGAATATTCGGTAGCGGTAAAAAGGAAAGAGACTTCACTCATATCCATGATGTAATCGATGGTATTATTCAGTTGTTAACTTCTAAGAATAAACCAAAACATGTACATCTTGGTTCTGGAAACCCAGTTAGTATTATGGATTTAGCAAAAGCATTTGACCACTCTATTGTTCATGAATTTGACAAAAAGGGTGAGGCAGAAGTTACTGAATGTGCAGACCCATATATCGAAGCTGAATATGATGTTATCAGTTATGTTAAAAAATGGAAGAGTGATTTTGAGGAAGAACGAATATTACATAATGTAAACAAAGATTTAAGAAAAGTGGAAAAGAAATATGCCAAAACTGATAGTGGACAATGACGCAGAAAAAAAGGAGAAACTTAGTGATGTATTCATGGTTACGAAAGAATTTCATACATCAGCAGAGTTCTCTCAACATATAGAAAGACAAGCAGTATCAGCTGGAAACTATATAGATGTTCTTGTGGAATATTGCACCAGAAATGAAATAGAGATAGAGAGTGTTAAAAAATTACTCACAGCATCTCTAAAGGAAAAAATCAAAGCAGAAGCAATTGGTCTTAACTTAGTTAAGGGACAGAAGTCTTGTAAGTTACCAATATGATTGAACCCTATGAAGTTTATAAACTATACCTAGCGATTAAACTTCATTTTACTACCAAGTCATATGATGTAGTGAAGTATAAGGGTAAGGTTAGAGTAAAACCAGAAACTTTCAAGAAAAGAAAGGATATGGTATCTATAAAGAAACTTGCTAGGGATTATAAACGCGAGGAAATAATAGATTTCTTAGTCGCAAACTTTGTATCTGGAGAACGATGGGGTGGATTGTTTGATATACAGGCATCCAAACGATACGAAGATTGGAAGGTAAAAAAGAATCAAAGAGAATATCTCTTCAAAAGAGATGTATCTAAGATAGTACTAGAGATGGAAAAGCAAAAAGTTGGCGCTTTTTTTGAAAAAAATGGAAAACAGGGCTTGACTTTTCGTCTATACTTTGGTACAATGATCGAAATTGAAACTCTTGTTATACTAGATAAGATTTTTAATTTTGTAGAGGAAACGGATGATATCTTATTAGAAGATGTTGTACTACTAGTGAAGAAGTATCGCCCGTTTGTAAAGGTGACTGACTCTATGAGAGAAGTCGCTAAAATACTTACTCAAAAACCTGTATAAATAGGAGTGTACATTATGAGTAGGAAACTACGCCCTCTGGATGATGAGAAGCGTATGCGGAGAGTACCTAGTGAAGATAAAACTAGACTTGACAAATACTCGCATCTCATGTATAATGAGGACATGTATGAATCTGAAGAGTTCTTGGACGCTTTAGATAAAAAAAGTAAAATACAACGCAAACATAAACCAATATAACGCACACAGGAGAAAATATATGTCGTTTAATTCTTTAGAAGAACTACGCAAATCGCGTGGAAATTTTGACACCCTTCTTAACCAAGTTGAGAAGATGTCTACTACCACTACCGAGTCTAATGATGACGGTAGAGAATGGAAACCAACGGTTGACCAAGCTGGCAATGGGTATGCCGTCATCCGATTTTTGCCCCCAGTAAAAGGTGAAGACCAATATTGGGCAAGACTCTGGACACATGGATTCCAAGGCCCTACTGGGAAGTGGTATATCGAAAACTCTCTCACAACTCTAGGAAAACAAGACCCTGTTTCTGAATTGAACAGCGAATTGTGGAATAGCGGTGTTGAGTCTAACAAAGACATTGCTCGCAAACAAAAGCGTAGGCAGTCTTTTTATTCCAACATTGTTGTTGTGAAAGACCCATCAAATCCAGAAAATGAAGGTAATGTATACCTTTATCGTTATGGTAAAAAAATCTTCGACAAAATTCAAGACTTGTTAAAGCCAGAATTTGAAGATGAAACCCCAGTAAATCCTTTCGATTTCTGGGAAGGTAGAAACTTCAAACTGAAGATTCGTCAAGTTGAGGGATTCCGAAACTATGACAAGTCGGAGTTTGAATCTACGCCATCACCAGTAGCTGCTGATGATGCGATTGAGGCGATTTGGGAGAAACAACACTCTCTTGCAGAGATTGTAGACCCATCTAACTTCAAGTCTTATGAAGACCTAAAATCCAAATTGGATATGGTTCTTCAAGGTGCAAGCAAGGTTCCTAATGCTTCTACTGTTGCAGCCCAGACAGGCGACATAGAAGATGACTTGTTTGCGAAACAACATGCTGAAACAAAGGTAGTCTCCAATGCTTCAGATAATGATGACGATGCAATGTCGTACTTTGCAAAACTTGCTGACGATAGTTAATATCTAAGATTAAGTTATGCGAGGGGCGGCATAAATAGTGTCGCCCCTTTTTTTATGGCAGAAATTATGGATGGAATTATATTTGGTGGACAACTAGAGGATTTTGCTGGGTCAATTCATAAAGAAGATTCAAGAAACATCTCGATAAGAAGAAGTTCAGGCGGTCACAAGATTGCTACTTTTTTGAGGCAGAATGGTTACAATGTTGAAGTTATAGATTATGTTCACCGATGGAAAATAGAACAACTCAAACAATATCTTAGACCAATCGCTGGCGACTGTAAGTTTTTTGGATTTGGTTCTACATTCTTTTTAGATAGTCCAGTTGTAAAAGAACTGGTACAATGGTTAAAGGAAGAGTACCCAAATATACCGCGTGTTGTTGGTAGTCAAAACGATAGTATGCGTAGTCTAGACATGGATTGGTATGTCTATGGTTATGGTGAATATGCCATGTTGGAATTGATGAAACATTTCGATGGTGGCCCAGAACCAGTACATGTACTTAACACAATAAATGCATATAAGAATTACATATCTTTCCCCAAAGATGACTTAACAGTCTCATACCAAGAAACAGATTATATAAACCCAAGAGAAATACTTCTTTTGGAGTTCGCCCGTGGATGTAAGTTTAAATGCAAGTTCTGTAGTTTCCCGATACTAGGTGTCAAGGGTGATTACTCTCGTACAGCAGAAAGTGTCTATGATGAGATGTTAGAGAACTATGATAAGTGGGGAACAGAACATTATATTGTCCTAGACGAAACATTCAATGATAGTCCACAGAAAATTGAGAAGTTTGCTAATGTAATAGAGAAACTTCCATTCCAACCAAAGATGACCGCGTATATTCGTGGTGATTTAATCGCTTCGCGTCCTAAAGATTGGGACAACCTAATTAAGATGGGAATTACATCTCATTTCTATGGAATTGAAAGTATGAACCACAAGGCAGCTAAATCTGTCGGTAAGGGGATGAATACTGGTAGGATACAGGATGGACTATTAGAAGTTAAAGAATACTTTCTGAAAAATGCTGGATTTTATAAGGGACACATATCATTGATATCTGGACTTCCATATGAGACCGTTGATAGTCTACGCGATACAGTCAAGTGGTGTTCTGAATACTGGGCAGACCAGAGTTATCACATGAATATATTGATGATTAAGAAATTAGGTAAACCATCTCTCAACCATAGTTCAGAATTTGATTTGAATTGGAAAGATTATGGATATAGAGAGGGTAAATTCCCCAAAGATGATATAAAGTGGGACATGAGTATCAATCCGTTCTATAAAGTCCTCTATGACTATGTGGCGACCTCTGGCGAGTACATTATGTGGGAAAATGATTACTCTAGCATGTATGAATGTTTTAAATTCTGCGTGGAAGAGTTCAGTAAGGCAAAACTAAAGAATGTATTAGACCCATTCATGTATGATAAGTTTTTTATTGACCCTAGTGTAACTTGGGATGATTTTCAGACACAAACACACATGGAAAGAAGAGAGAGTTTTATCCTAGACCATGTTGATGGATATATCCAGAAAAAACTTAATTGTTCTTCTGCACCATAAGACTATTAATTTCAGTATCTACTACCGACTTATCTGATACTAGTACAGGCAAGTATTCTACTTTTCCACCAAGACCACTTACTACATTTCCAAGGTCTGCTAACGGCCCACTTTGTAGAGCTGCAACTTGCATTGCCTTCTCTTCACTCGCACCAGCTTGAGCGTCTGCTACTTGATTGGAGGCAGCATCAATAGTTACAGAACCACCTTCTGTTTCTGCTGGGGTTGGAGCTCCGATTAAATCTTCACCAGTAGTTGATGTAATTTGCATTTCTGGTGCTGGAACTTTTAGGCTTCCATCCTCATTGTGAGTGTCACCGAATTTCTTATCCCATCGTTCTTGTGCCATTTTTTGACTTCTTCTATCTCGACCACCAGTAGCTTTAACTTCTGGTCTTGCAGATGTTGGTTTTTCTATATCAGATTTACCAAAGTTCTCTTTCATTTCTTTAAGTTTACCCATCACATAATCATAGATGGCTTTATATTTTTCTCCGTAACCAGAGCCAGGCGTAGCTGCATCGGTATCATGAGGGAATATTTCTTCTGTTGTTTCACCTTTTGGATTACCATAAGCATCATTGTACATATCCCTAGCAAGAAGACCAGCGTCTATTGATACACCACCAACTGGCCCAACTAACGCGACACCCGCCAGTTCTGCCGCTGCCCCTGCTTTATCTCCTTTTATTAATCTCCATGCTGCCATTCCAAGACCAGCAGCTGCACCCACGAGAGGTACTTGTTTGATTCCATACTTACCTACATTTTTCAAGAATGATGATGCCATATCAGCAGCTTTTGCTAATCCTTTTGTTTTTACTTTGTCGGGCGCATCAATTTTAACTTTTGCACCCTGTATATCTTGTGGTTTGACCATTTGCGTAGTTGGCAAACCATCCTTGCCTGCTTTAGTAAAATTACCTTTTTGCGATTGCACCACATTTGACCCATCTGGTGCAGTACCAACTACCTTGGAACTGTCTATCGCGGGCGCACCAGCCTTATCAATGCCAGGCTTTGGTGTTCCAGTAAGTTTATTCTTGACTATTGAACCAGCAGTTTTTAATCCAGTTTTAGCTGCATCCACAGTACCACCAACTAGAGTTTTGGAAGCAACTAATTTATTGCCCTGTGTAATTAGTGATTGTGTTAGTTTTTCTGAAAAGTTATCTACGCCATCTTCAAGTTTTTCAGATACCTCTTTCAGTTTTTCTTCGTCTGTTTTTGTACCACCACCGAATAGACCCTTACCAAATATTGCAGTCAAAGCAGCAAGACCTCCAACAGCAGACCCTATTCCGGCACTGCCTGTTGGTAATCCTTTGCCACCGCCACCCTTTCCACCAAACATTGCATTTAATTTGTTTTCATCTGGTGATTGTGCTTTGGGTACGCTGAATCCAGTTGCTATAGTAGCGGTATCCCCTTTTATGTTTACTAGGACTTCTCTTATTTCATTTAAGGCATTGACTGTAGGGTTTGAAGAATCTCCATCTTGTAACGCGGAAGTAGCTTGAGCTGATGATACTCCTCCAGAACCTCCTCCACCTCTTCTTCCACCACCAGCTGCTGGAAAAGGAATAACATTATCCATTGATTGTTCATTTGAAGAAGGCATAGCAGTTTGATTACTACCGCCACCACCGAAAGCTGCTCTGGCAGCCCCATATCCAAGCGCACCTTTACCCATAGAGCCAGCAGCTCTCAGTCCAGATTTTGCAACCCCAGCTCCTCTAGATAGGATAGTCCCACCGATTCTGGCTGCTCCTAATAAAAAAGGTAATGCCATGTTATTGTCTCCATTTATTATTTTTTATTGCGTCCGCCTTTTTCTTCAAATGTTGAACCAACATCGAAATGTATACTTGCCTTTCCCACGGAACCCAACTTTCTATTTCTGTTAAACTGTATTTATGTTCTTGCATTAATAGAAAGTTAGTTTTAAAGTAATTTTCTAAATTTTCATGGAAAAGGCTTATACGAAAAAATCGTAATACCCATTCAAGTAAGCAACATTGTCTTTTCCACACTTGTTGCATTTATATTCGACATGGTTTTCTATTACTGGCATTGACTCAAAAAAGTTTTTGATATGTGCGAACTGTTCTGAAGTTAGGTTGTCAATGAAATCACTTCTTTCCTCTTCTTTCAGTTCGTTAAACTCAATGATTGCATCTCCATAAAAAACAGTTTCTATACAACTTTCAGCGACTTTATAAATGTCACCCTCTGTCTCTGATTGTCCCAGAGCAGTAAGTTCTTTAGCATTAGGATATCTCATTTTTACTGATATGTCCTCAGCAATTTGAAAGTCCATCGCGTGTCCTTCTGTTTCATGAAGTTTAAAGGTATCCAATTCTAGTTGGATATCTATTGGTGCTTCACAATGCCCGCATAGTAACCTTACCTCTACGCTATCTGATACTGAGACCTTTCTTAATTCCAAAAAGATTTTTTGCATGTCAAATATAGGAAGTTCATCTCCCTGTACTTTACCAAAAGAACAATTGGTCACCACTTGTTGTGTGGCTCTAATCATTTCGTCTTGGTCTTTAGTCTCATTTGCTAAAACAAGCAACTTCTCTTCTTTTACTAGGAAAGGTCTGAATTTTACACTCTTGTTAAGGGAGTGTATATGAACATCTATCAGAGGATGTTCAGTTTGTGGTAGTGCCATATTGTCCTCCAAACCTATTCTGATTCACCGAAAAATCCATTCATGACTACTTCATTTTCAGCTCCACAATTTTCACATTCAAACTCTATTACATTTTGCACCACAGGCATCGATGCAAAAAATAATGTTATAATTTCAAACTCTGCGCTTGTCAGAGTTTCAATAAATTCTGTTTTCTCTTCTTCCGATATATCCTTTACCGTTTTTCCTTTTATCTTAACTGAGTCAATACATTTAGCGGCGATATCATAATACGGTATGGTTTCTTTATCAAATTCAAATAACTCACCAGCGGTAGGATATCTCATTTTTACTATCAAATCATCTCTTAATGTAAGTATGTCTGTGTGGTATTCTGTCAGTTTAAATCCAAAGCCATCATAACTTATTGGTTGTTCATGATACTCTCCACATTCACCGCACATGAATGACCAATCTGGAAGTGATATTTCGGATATTTTAGATAGTTGAATCCATATGTTCTGTAAGTCGAAGATAGGCAAAGTAGCTCCATCTACTTTACCCAAAGAACAACTGGTGATACAATCTGATATTGATTTTATTAAAACATGCCTGTCCGAGTCTGGACTCTCAAATAGTCTTTCTTCTTTTACTAAGAATTGTCTAAACGGAATTTTTTTATCTAACGAATAGACAAAAATGTCTGTCAAAGGATATTTCGCCTTTGGTAATGCCATTACAAACCTCCAATAATTTAATCAATCCAATCATTAATATTATGAGCAATTTTACTTTTAATGGCGTTCTTAATACCGTTCTTACGGAAATTAAGTATTCCAAACAATCTTTCTGAATCACCCGCTTCAACGCCTCTAGAAGTCCACCTTCTAAAAGCAAATGTCACATTAACTCTAACTATACCTTCAGCACTCTGACCCATCGGTAGAATGTTCATAAGTCTTGGAAATGCGTCATATAGTTTCCATCTTGTTACTATGTTATCCTCTCTGTCAAGTGCAAACACTTCTACCTGTCCTACATGTTCGTCTGGAAAACTAACTTCTTTTGATAAAGGGTCAGCGATAGTAGTCATCCAGTTTTCAAAATATGTTCTTACATCCCAGTTAGCATCACAGAAAAATGTAAATGCTGCTGTGTCACCGAAGTATTCTATGCCATGCGCTCTTTGTTCTGTCCAATGCGATATCTTTGTTGGCGCCCATTGAATTTGCAGGCCTGGAATTTGTGCTTCTTCACACAGTAATGATATCTCTCTGTCCTCTACGAATCTGCCTGGCGAACTAATCACTACTTCAAATCGATTAGACCTCGCAAGGTCATCTTTTCTTACTTTTGATATGAAGTCTTTTGTTTTGAAATATGCCATTAAATCGCTCTCCTAGAATTTTGGAATACTGTGTTCTTACTAACATTAAAGTCTTCTACTGGTAGAAATATAGCACCTTTCCAATCTTGAGGATTGATTTCAAAAAATCTAGACCTTATTTGTTTTGTTAAATATCGTTTTACACATGGTTTTACTTCTGGAAATTGTGCAGAGTTTGACAATAGTTCCCAGTTGTATCTCATTGTAGTTTTATCATCTATTGCTCTATCGTTTGTTGTTTCTATTAATTTGCCTAATAACTGAGCTCTCATCATATAAGGTAGATAATGTAAATTCAATCCCCAGAACCCATCTTTCGTAGGTTCAAATGGCAAACATAGGGGGAACGCATCAAAGTATGGTAGTTTATCTTTCCATTTCGCGTCATACCTAAACAGATACATTGAACCTATATCAAATTGACTTACTGGTTTACCAATGTCATTTGCTATAGCACTTGAAGGCGTAGATACGCCACGCATAATTTGCCTTACTTGGTTCATGTACCAATTAAATGACTTTCTTCCAGAATCGGAGTTCGGTCTAATTTGTAAAAATGGATTTGCCATGTTCCTATTTATAACAGTTTGGAAGCCACCCATATTCATTGAAATTTCATCAAATCTTAATCGAACTGTAACACAAAAGCGCACGGCAAAGAGATGGGTATCAATAAATATTTTACATATAATATTAATTCATCTACTTAATGAGGTAAAGGAATGAAAATCAAGCTCGTTCTCTTAGTTGTTTTATTAACAACGCCATTCGTAACCCCCCACGCTAATCCATATTTAGAACTCAAGAACTACGACAGAAATCAACTCCCCCAACTAAATCAAGAAATCCTAGAACAATCACAATTTGAATTTACTGCAACAGAAGTACCTGTAAGCAGTTTAATTCCTGTGCAGACTCAACGAGTCCGCGAT